GTGGAAAAGAAAAGTTCCGGTATTGCTTTGTATCAGGAGATGCGAAGAATGGGCTTACCTGTGCAGGAATATACCCCCCATAGAGGAACCGGAGATAAACTAGCTAGATTAAATTCTGTATCTGATATAGTATCGTCAGGTCTGTGCTGGGTTCCGCAGACCAGATGGGCAGAAGAGGTCGTAGAAGAGATAGCGGGATTTCCGTTTATGAGTCATGATGACTTAGTGGATTCTACCGTAATGGCTTTGATGAGATTTAGACAAGGTGGATTTATTCGTTTACCTAGTGATGAACCAGAAGACATTGTATATTTTAAACAACGTAAGGGCGGGTATTATTAATGTCTATTGAAAAAAGTATAACAGTAGCCCCAAAAGGAATAGAAGAAGCCGCGTTGGAAGAAAAGGCTTTAGAGATAGAGATTGTAGATCCTGAGATGGTCACACTGGATGATGGTAGTGTAGAAATAACTTTAATTCCTGAAGACAACATTTCTAGTCTTGCAGAATTTGGTGTCAATCTTGTAGATATTCTAGATGAAAAAACTTTAAGTGTATTAGCTGAAGAGGTAGTCAGTAGTATTGAAGCTGACAAAGACAGCCGAAAAGATTGGGCGGATACATACGCAAAAGGTCTAGAAATAATAGGATTCAAATACGAAGAGAGAACAACACCTTGGGAAAATGCTTGTGGTGTTCATTCTACTGTATTAGCAGAAGCTGCCATACGTTTTCAAGCAGAGACTATGAGTGAGACTTTCCCTGCGGGTGGTCCTGTAAGAGTTAAGATATTAGGTAAGGAGACACCAGAAAAAATAGAATCCGCTGAACGTGTAAAAAACGATATGAATTATGAACTGACTGAGACAATGGTTGAGTATCGTCCTGAACACGAACGCATGTTGTATAGTCTTGGGTTAGCAGGCTCTGCGTTTAAAAAAGTATATTTCGATCCTAATATAGGTAGACAGGTAGCGATATACATACCAGCAGAAGATGTAATAGTTCCCTATGGTGCGTCTGACATTGAATCTGCAGAACGCGTCACTCACGTCATGCGAAGAACAAAAAATGACATATTAAAACTACAAGCAAATGGTTTCTATAGCAATATAGAATTATATGAACCTTCTCCATATCACAGTGACATAGAAGAGAAAAAAGCAGAAGACGGTGGGTATTCTCTTATTGAGGATGGTAGATATACTTTATATGAGACTCATGCAGACCTAATAATTGAAGGTGTAGATGGGGATGATGGTATTTCAAAACCTTATATAGTAACGATCATACGTGACACCAACGAAATATTAGCCATAAGACGTAACTGGAACGAAGGGGATCCGCTTATGTTAAAGCGGCAACATTTTGTTCATTATGTATACGTCCCCGGTTTTGGCTTTTATGGTTTGGGATTAATACATATTGTGGGTGGGTACGCCCGTGCGGGAACTTCTATTATACGTCAACTGGTGGATTGCGGTACGTTAGCCAATTTACCGGGAGGTCTGAAGACTCGTGGACTACGAATCAAAGGAGACGACACTCCCATAGAACCGGGTGAGTTTAAAGATGTAGATGTTCCATCTGGTAGCATTCGTGAAAATATAATGCCACTCCCTTACAAAGAGCCTAGTCAGACTCTCCTTGCATTGTTAAACAGAATTACTGATGAAGGAAGAAGACTCGGTGCGATAAGTGACATAACTGTATCTGATATGTCGGCTAATGCACCAGTTGGAACTACTTTAGCACTGTTAGAGCGCACTCTTAAACCAATGGCGGCAGTACAGGCCCGTGTACATTATGCTATGAAACAAGAGTTTAAGATGCTCAAAGCTATTATGGCTGAGTATGCACCAGAACAGTATGAATATATGCCCACTACAGGGGAGCCTATAGCCCGTAGAATAGATTATATGTCTGTGGATGTCATACCTGTTAGTGATCCTAACAGTTCAACAATGGCGCAGCGTGTGGTGCAGTATCAGGCTGTGTTACAAATGGCACAACAGTTTCCTCAGATATACGACTTACCTCAACTACACCGTCAGATGATAGAGGTGTTGGGTATAAAGAACGCAGATAAACTTGTACCCATACAGGACGATCTAAAACCAGTAGATCCTATAAGTGAAAATATGAACGTGTTAATGAGTAAGCCTGTTAAGGCGTTTATTGAACAAGACCATGAAGCTCATCTACTAGCACATGAATCCTTCTTACAAGATCCTATGATATTGGGAGCCATGCAAAAAAATCCAAGAGGGAAAGCAATACTTGCTACCTTACATGCTCACATAGCAGAACATGTGGCTTATAATTATAGAAGTAAGGTGGAAGAACAGGTGGGTGCAGAAATGCCAGCACCAAATCTTGAGTTCCCAGAAACTCTTGCGGCTAATATAGCAGGTGTAGTTGGTAAAGCGGCTAGAGATTTGTCTGCTAAAAATGCACAAGAACAAGCACAGAAACAAGCTATGGCTAAAGCTAAAGATCCTGTTGTACAAATACAAAAAGCAGACCTGCAAATACGTCAACAAGAGGCTCAGAGAAAGGCAGCTAAAGATGCTGCTGACGCGCAGGTAAAACAGCAAGAGTTAGCCATAAAAGAAAAACAAGTACAGTCCGATGCTTTACTTGACATTGCTAAATTAGAAATGGAGAAAGAAAAAAATTCCGCTAACTTAGAGAAAGAAGGTATTAAAGTTGGCGCTCAAATTATAAAGGATACTAAAAGATAATGGCTAAAACCGTCTTTGACGTGCTTTCAGAAAAAATTAAAAAAGATGTAGATTCTACAACAGAATTTCTTAGTGGTGGGGGAGCAAAAGACTTCTCTCAATACAAGGAAGCAACAGGTATGATCCGAGGTCTAAATATCTGTTTAGAATATATCGAAGACCTTTCGCGTACTTACTTGGATGATGACGATGACTGATTTAAAAATTGTTCCCACCGATGCAGAAACTGATGAAGAACTAGATTTACAAATACCTGTGCCTGTTGGCTATCGTTTACTTGTGGCTATGCCAGAAGTTGAAGATACTTATGGTGATTCAGGCATTTTAAAATCTAGCAAAGAAATTCACTACGATACCATATTATCCACTATAGGTGTTGTGTTAGATATGGGGCAACAAGCATATGTAGACAAAGAAAGGTTTCCCACTGGTCCTTGGTGTAAGGTCGGTGACTATGTGATGTTTCGTATGAACACTGGCACAAGGTTTAAAGTAGGAGGAACTGAGTATCGTCTAATGAATGACGATTCCATTGAAGCAGTAGTGAATGATCCTCGTGGCGTAACACGAGTGTAAGGAGACAAACATGGCTTTTGAAAAAGTAGAATATGCTTTCCCCGGAAACAAAGATGATATACGAGTGGATATAGAACCTAACAAACAGGAGTTGTTAACTAATCCAAAGGAAGAAAATAAACTTGAACAGAAAGAGTTTGAAATTGAAGTTATTGAGGATACTCCTAAAAAAGACCTTAATAAATATGGTAAACCAATTAAAAAATCAGATCCACCTTCAGATGTTACTGACGAGGAGTTAGACGAATATTCTGATAAAGTGCAAAAAAGGATAAAACATTTAAGTAAAGGTTACCATGATGAACGAAGGGAAAAAGAAAGGGCTGTGCGTGAGAGACAAGAGTTAGAAGCATATACCCAACGCCTTATCGAAGAAAATAAATCTTTAAAAACTGACAATGGTAAAAGTAAAAAAGCACTCCTACAACAAGCTAAGACAGCTCTTGAAAACGAGATACTTTTAGCAAAACGTGCGTACAAAACTGCTTATGAAGAAGGAGACTCTGACAACATTATATCTGCCCAAGAAAAACTAACTGCGGCTAAAATAAAAGTAGATAGGTTGGGAGATATAGAAAAGAGGAATCAAACTTTACAAGAAGACGAAAATAGTGTAAAACCTTCTACTAATACTAACGTTAGTAATGTAGATCCTAAAGCAAAAGAATGGGCTTCAAGAAATACTTGGTTTAACAGTGATCTTGAAATGACAGGATTTGCAAAAGGGGTACATCAGAAATTAGTTTCAGATGGAGTTGATCCATCAAGTGATGAATACTACGAGAAGATAGACGCTCGTATGCAAGAATTGTTTCCTGATCGTTTTGAAAATACGGTTGATATTGAAGAGACACAAGAAACAGAAGTAAAACGACAACCTAATGTTGTTGCACCTGCTACACGTAGTACCTCACCTTTAAAGGTGAAGCTGAAGAGATCACAGATAGCCCTAGCTAAAAGGCTAGGAGTGCCACTAGACGAATACGCCAGACACGAGGCTGCATTAAAAACTAGGAGGGAATGATGGCTCAAAATAAGTTGAAAGAGAACAGAGTAAAACGCGACACCGCTACTAGAGAAGACGGGGTGAGGAAACAGGCATGGACAAGACCAGAAGTATTGGTTACGCCTGATCCCGAACCCGGTTACGGCTTTAGATGGATTCGTGTTAGCACTCAAGGAAACTTAGATGCCACTAATGTTTCTTCTAAATTACGTGAGGGATGGGTTCCCTGCAAAGCAGAAGACTACCCACAATTTATACAACTACATACTGAAGTAGAACGTTTTAAAGATAATGTAGTAATGGGTGGATTAATGTTATGCAAGGCTCCGGCTGAACTTGTTGAGGAACGTAACAGCTATTATTTGGGTCAAGCTAAGAGCCAGATGAGTTCAGTTGATAATAACCTCATGCGTGAAAATGATCCACGTATGCCTCTTTTTAATGAGAGGAAAACTAAGGTTACCTTTGGAACAGGTAATTAAACAATTTTTAAGAGGACGCTATAATGGCTTATCCAACGATAGATGCCCCTTACGGGTTAAAGCCTGTCAAGTTGTTAAGCGGTGTTCCATATGTGGGTACGGTTCGTCACTACAGTATAGCTAGTGGGTATGCTACCGATATCTTTTATGGGGACGCTGTGAAACTTGTAACGGCTGGCACTGTTGAACGTGATACGTTTGATGCTGCCATGACTCCTATTGGAGTCTTTATGGGTTGCTCATTTACAGATCCTAGTACAAAACAAGTGACTTTTAGACAATATTATCCAGCAAGCACTGCTGCCTCTGATATAAAGGCGTATGTATGTGATGCAACGGATGTATTGTTCAAGGCGGTTGTTTTGTCTTCAGGAACCACTGTTGGGGATCTGGCACTGACTGACCTTGGAGCAAATGTGGCTGGTGTGAATAATGCAGGTAGTACCGTTACTGGTAATTCAAAAGCGGGTATATCTGACACTTCTGCTACTACTAGCTCCCTTCCATTCCGCATAGTAGAGTTAGTTGAAGAAACTAAAAACTCTTCTGGTGGGTTCACTGAGGCACTTGTGAAGTGGAACGCTGGACATGCGTTTGCTAACACAACTGGTATTTAAGGAGACTTGAGAAATGGCTATTTCAAGAGCGCAACTACTTAAAGAACTCCTTCCGGGCCTCAATGCCTTATTTGGATTGGAGTATGCAAAATATGGAGAAGAACACGCTGAGATTTATGAAACTGAAACCTCAGATCGTTCTTTTGAAGAAGAAACCAAGTTGTCAGGATTCTCTGCGGCACCTGTTAAAGATGAAGGTTCTGCAATAGAGTATGACAACGCACAAGAAGCATTCACTGCACGGTATACGCATGAGACTGTAGCTATGGGCTTTAGTCTGACAGAAGAGGCGATTGAAGACAATTTGTACGATTCGCTCTCTGCTCGATACACTAAGGCACTGGCTAGAGCTATGGCGTATACCAAGCAAGTAAAAGGAGCTGCAATATTAAACAATGCGTTTGATAGTGGCACTACTTATGGTGATGGCGTATCCTTGTGTAACACTGCACACCCACTTGTTTCTGGGGGCACTAACTCAAACCGTCCAGCAGTTGCTGCTGAT